ATGCCGCGAATCTAGAAAAAGATTTTACTCAAAGAACTCCGAAAAATGCCGCGAGCGCGCTAATCAATATCGCGCCGACAATCTTGAAACTGTACGTAAAAAACAGCGAGATCGATGGGCCAAGCGTGCCGCCAAACTCCGTCTAATCAAAGAACTCGAAACCAAAGGAATAGGAGCCTTGTTATGATTAAGAGAGTCAATCTGTTCGACGCGTTCCGCAGCGCGATGTTGAGCAACCCGAACGCCTCCCGCAAAGAAGCGTTTGAACACTTCCTGGAGACCGTCAAGTCCAGCCCGGCATATCTGGATGCGCTCGCCAGTGACTATTTCCACCGCATGGAAGCGCAGTGGAAAACGGAACAGGTCGGCAAAAGCGTATCGCTGGTCGCTACTCCTGCCACGCAACGCCGCGCTGAGATATCCGCCGAGCGCCGCGCAGAGAGTGTCGCTCGTGCTGCGAAGGCTGACGACGAAGTGAAGGTGCGATTCCGTGCCATCCTGCTCTTGGACCTCACGCTGCCCAACGGCAAGCGGCTGCGCGATGCGACCGGCGCGGAGTGCGCCAAGGCTGGCGGCTTCTACACCGAAGTCTCCCGGCACTTGAAGCCGACTCAGGTGGTCGACAAGCATCTCAACGAGGCGGAACTGCGCAACATCCAAACGCGGTTTGAAGGCGGCAAGCGGCGGCCGGTTGGGAAAGTCGAAGTCGAGCATAGGGCGGGCATGTGACCGATCCCGTCAAAGACATCTGCCAACGTTCGGATGCGGGAGAAACCCCCGCGCAAATCAGCGCCGCCCTTGCCATCCCCGCCGGCAAGGTCTACGCCATTTTGCGCCAGCACCGCCCCAGCCGACCTCGAGCGCCCCGAACGCGCACGTCCGAGGTGCCTGCCCGCGTGGTGGCCCTGGCGACGCCGGACGGTATTAAGACGAGCCTCGCGGCGGTCGGTATCAAGGCGAAAGACATTGCGAAAGAGTGCGGGGTAAGCGAGGCTTACGTTCACAGGATCATACAGGAAGCCCGGCGGGTGATCCCGCCGCCTCCACCTCCGCATCCGCCGATTCCCCCGCCGCCTTACTGACGAAAACGGCGCGGCAGATTTATGTTGACTTTCCGCATTAAAGCGGTAATGTGGCGGGCGAACCCACCAGGAATGCCCCGTGCCCAAGCCCGCCCCTTCACCCTTTCCGCCCAAGACTGACTTTTTTTCCAAGCAGGGCGCGCACATGCTCGCCGACCACATCATGGTGTATTGGGCCAAGCGGGGTCACGGGAAGGTGGTCGCCGAGCCATACGCGATGCGGGGATTAGGCGCATGGGGCGTCAAGAGCAATCTGTGGAACGGGTTGCCGCGCGGGCGCGTCAAGAAGGGAAAGCCGATCGGCGCAGCTGTGCAGGCGGAGCGTACCGCTGCGGAATTGGCGGCTCGGCGGCGGGAGTTTTTGGGGTGATTCGCAACATCCGATCCACCCTCCTCCGCCGCACCGTCGTGGTCCTGACCGTGGCCGCGCTCGTAGCGGCTTTGTCCGCCCTGTGGCTAATGCAAGCCCTGGCGCGGAAAGTGCGGGAGAACTTTGGCGAGGATATCGGGGCGGCATGGCGGGGCCGTGCGTAAGCCGACGCGACGCGAGAAGAAGGCTCGCAGGCATCTGTCACCCTCGCCGCTTGCGCGCGTCAAGGCCACGCTGGACGTGTGGGAGCTGACGGCGGCCGACGAAATCGTGATGGCGTTCCGCATGGCCCACGGAATGCCTATTTCCCATGAGCCGGACTTGGACATTCCGCCCGTGCCCGTGCGGTTTGGAGCCGCCGACGAGCACGCCGCGCATAAAAGCGACATCGGGCGTGTATGGCCCAAGTGGCGCGCGGACTTGAAGGGCACGCTGCCGCTGACGGTAGCCGATGCCGTGATTATTCAAGACCGGCCGCTATTCGAGATCGACGCGGATTACCACTGGCGCAACGGCACGGCACGCAAGCATCTGGCAACCGCCATTCGCCATTTTGCCGCTCTGCGTGGCAATGCGCCCAAAGGGGAGCGGTGGCGCTATTCTGCCAAGCCGGAGCGTTGACTTTCCGTTCTAAAGCGATAAGTTGACAAGCGGGAGCCAATCTGATAAAGTCCGCTATAATTAGAATTGCGCCCGATGGAGGGGGCAGCGCCGTGAAAACCTTCATTTTCGTCATGTCGCTGGTGTTGCCTGACGGTAGCGGCCCGCCGCCCTATCAGGAGCCGATGCCCTCCTTGGTCGAATGCTTGTCCAAGGTGGCCAAAGCGCAACAAACTTATGAAGAGCATAACGAGGAATTCAAGTTCGCGGCGGGTTGCATCCAGACTTCGACCAAGGCTGACCCGGCATAAACACTCCCGTCCGCCGCCGTGCCAAGGCGACCGCACCGCCAAGTCGTATCAACGCGGTGCGTCTGTCCCTGATGGTGCGACGGCGAACGAGAGTGTTTCGCCCCGAGAGTCCCCCGTGACTCGCGCGCAAGCAGGGGCACCAAATCTGACTGCGGCGGGGAAAGCAGACCCGCGGGGAAGTATAAAAAGCGCGAGCACCGACCAATAGCCGCGTTCCCATAGAAGCCGCGAGTCGCGTCCGGCCAGTCAGACCTAATTCGGAGCGGGCACCGCGCGGAAGGCCCGTGTGCCGCCAGTCACCTTTACTGGCGCTCCGGATACGCGGTGGCTTACGTGGCGCGATGCCGGTGGCGGCCCAAACGTCGGAATGTGGCTCCGAACACTGCGTTTTTCCTTTCAAATTCGGCAGAGGACGGAACGGCCTCCCGTCACGCAACTAACCGCAGTTCGTCGAGCGGATGGGCACTGCCCCGAGGGTCACCGTATGGGACTCGGTTGCAAAGTAGCGCGGGCCGACACCTGTCGCGAAGAGATGCGGGACAGGGCACCCCGCCTGCCGAACTCAGGTCAACGGCTGCGCAGTCACGGACGGCGCCGAGTGAGGGTGGCGCAAGGTGCCCCGTCCCCAAAGTGAGCGCGGCCGTTGGCACTCGCGCGGAAGGGCGGAGCGGGATGCTCTGTATGGTTGAATGGCGAAACTTACGAGAGAACAATTCGCCTGGATGGTAAGCCAAAGGGCCACGTTCATCACGCCGGAAGCGGTTGTCATCAATTTCGCGCGCCAGTTTAAGCCGGCAACCATCACGGCTGCAGACGTGGCGCTCGCCGAGCGCGACGTTCTACCTGCCGAATGGCTCGCTTACCACGACAAAGAGCTGGCCAAGTTCCTCGACGCGCCGACTGCAAAGCTGGAAGTGCGAGTCGCCGAATTGAACCGTCTCTATGTTCGAGAGCGCGATCGTGGCGCGGCATGCGCGCAATACCTCGAACAGATCGCTAAGGAAATGGCCGGCGGCTACGCGCCGAAGGGTTCGGTGGGGACCAAGCCGGCCGCTACTGGCGAGCCCGTAACTGAGATTGTGGTCACTGTGATCGATCCTGCTTCTGTGAAAGCGTCCACTTAATGTCGGCTATTAGCACGAACGTTGCACGGGCATACCTGTCGTTGCTTGGTCAAGCGCGATACAAAGGCGCATTTGGCGGTCGTGGTTCGGCGAAGTCTCATTTTTTCGCTGAAGAACTAGTAAAGCGCTGCATTCGCGTTCCCGGCACGCATGCCGTGTGTATCCGCGAAGTGCAAAAATCACTGGCGCAATCGGCCAAGCGCACGATCGAGCACAAAATCCAAAAGCTGGGCGTCGGGCATCTGTTCGACGTGCAAAAGGCCGAGATCAAAACGCCCGGCGGCGGTCTTATCATCTTCCAGGGTATGCAGAACCATACCGCAGAGTCCATCAAGTCGCTTGAAGGCTACGATATTGCGTGGATCGAGGAAGCGCAGACGCTTTCCAAAACGTCGCTCCGTTTGCTGCGACCGACCATGCGAAAGGTTGGCTCTGAAATTTGGGCATCGTGGAACCCACGCAAGCCGGACGATCCTGTCGACGACCTGTTCCGCGGTAATGCTCCGCGTAAGGACGGCGAACAGTGGGAATTGCCACCTGGCGCAGTCGTGGTGCAAGCGAACTGGTCCGACAATCCCTGGTTCGGCGAAACAGAACTAGTCGCCGATAAGGATTACGACTTCCGACGTGACCGTGATATGTATGCGCACGTTTGGGGCGGCGAGTACGAAAAGAATTCGCAGGCCCGCGTATTCAACAATTGGCGCGTTGAGCACTTCGACCCGCCGTCGGCCAGTACGATCCTTTACGGCGGCGCCGATTGGGGCTTCTCGCAGGATCCGACGGTTGGCGTCATCTGCTTTGTTGTCGGCCGCACCCTATATTTCTGGCGCGAGGTTTGGGCGATCGGCTGCGAAATCGACCGCACGCCCGCACTGTTCGACAAGTTGGACCCGACATGGACGGCGGATCGGCGTGCCAGAGAACCCAACTGGCAATCGCTCGGGCAACGCGTGCCGTTCGTTTCGGATAGCGCGCGACCGGAGACGATTTCCTATATGCAGCGACATGGCTATTCGCGTATGCAAGCGGCCATCAAAGGGCCAGGCTCCATCGAGGAAGGCGTCGAATTCCTGAAACAGTACGACATCGTGATCCATCCGGATTGCGTGCATGTCGCACAGGAATTCGAACACTATTCGTTCAAGATCGATCCGCATACGGATGAAATCACCAACGTCTTGGGCGAAAAGAAAAACCACACGATCGACTCGGCTCGTTACGCCGTGGAGAACGTGCGGCGCGCCGCAACCACCACAAGCCAGGAGATGCGTTTCTAATGGCTGATGCCCCCAACTTCAACGCAGTTGCTGTCGTCTCCAAGACGCAACAAAAGATGCACGAACTGGCAGAACTGCCGCGCACCTTGATGGGCGGCACGCGTGCAATGCGACGCGCCGAGACGAAGTATCTCCCGAAAGAGGAAGCCGAGTCGCAACTGGCGTATACGGTGCGCCTCATTCGGACCACCCTGTTCAACGCGTTCGCCAAGACCGTCGGCGACATGACCGGCAAGGTGTTTCAAAAGGAAATCCAACTAGCGGACAGCGTGCCTGCAGAGATAGTCGCATTCGCCGAAGATATCGACCTGACTGGCCGGCACATCAACGTGTTTGCGCGCGACGTGTTCTACGACGGCTTGCAGGCGGGCGGCTGCTATATTCTGGTAGACCTTCCGCCCTCGGTGCAGCGCGCGGACGGCGCTCCCGCCACCCTCGCTGACGAAAAGGCCGCGGGACTTCGCCCGTTCCTCGTCGATATCCCCGTCGAAAACCTTATCGGTTGGAAATCGACCTTTATCGACGGCGCCGAAACGTTGACTCAAGTTCGCATCAAGGAATGCGTGACCGAGCCGGACGGCGAGTTTGGCGAAAAGGAAGTCGAGCAGATCAAGGTGCTCGAACCCGGCAGGTGGACCACCTACCGAAAGGTCGGGCAAAGCGGCGACTGGCAACCATACGCGTCTGGAACGTCGCGCTTGCCCAAGATCACGCTTGTGCCGTTCTACACCGAGCGCACTGGCTTTATGACGTTCAAGCCGCCACTGGAGAAACTGGCGGATCTTAACGCCGCACACTGGCATTCGCAATCCGATCAACGCAACATCCTCCACGTTGCGCGCGTGCCGATCCTGTTCGGTGCTGGTTTCAACACGGACGAGAAGATCGTCGTTGGCGCGAACAGCATGACGGTTTCCAGCAACGTCAATGCAAAGCTAACGTACACGGAACACTCCGGCGCGGCTATTTCCGCCGGCGACAAGGACTTGGAAAACCTTGAACGGCAGATGGAGGCTATGGGTCTCCAACTGCTCGTGAGCAAGAAATCAGGTGCGCAGTCGGCTACGGGTGAAATCCGCGACGATTCGAAAGAAAATTCGCCCCTCGCCATGATGGCGCGCTCTTTGGAGGACGCGATCGAGCAGGCACTTGGCTACATGGCCGAATATCTCGGACTCGGCGAGGACAAGGGCGGCGAAGTTGAAGTGAACAAGGACTTCGGCGTGGCGTCCATGCGCGGCGACCTGCAGCAGCTCATTATCGCACGGCAAGCTGGTGACATATCGAGAGAGACGCTGTGGGATGAAATGGTGCGCCGCGACTACCTCGGGCCGGCGTTCGATCCCGAAGTCGAAACGGATCGTTTGGCATCGGAGCCGCCTGCACCCGGCTCGCTGATGGATTTGGGAGTGCCGGGAACGCCTGGCGCGCCCGGCCCCGGCCCTGCGCCCGAGCCGCCTGCCAAACCAGGGGCCGCCGCGTAAATGGCTCCCATCAAGATCGCTCCGCCCTCGACCAGCCTAACCAGCAACGAAGCGCTGGTGGACTTGTTCATGGAACGGGCGATTGACCTCCTACGACTAGAAGCGGGCACGCGCGACAAGGTGCTGGTGTTTCTCGACGAATTGGAAAAGGAACTGACGGCGACGATTGCCAAGATCGACCCGACCGGCGTTGGCCAAATCGCAGCGCAGCGCGCGCGGCTGCAAAAGCTACTGAAGGAAGTCCAAGCCAGCATCAAGGGCACGTATCGCGACGTCTCCACGCTGATGGCGCGCGAGATTCGGGAAATTGCCGACAACGAAGCGGCGTGGACCGGATCGGCGTTGAATGCGTCGATGCATGCGTCCTTCTCCGATGCGGGCTTGACGCGCGGTGTGTTGGAAACGCTGGTCTCCGAAGTTCTGATCGACAAGGCGCCGACCGCGGAGTGGTGGAGCAGGCAGGCCGGCGGCTTGCGTGATCGCTTCGCCGACCAGATGCGAGCCGGCGTGGCATTGGGAGAGTCCAACTCCGACCTCGTGGCGCGCGTTCGCGGCAAGACTGGCCAGCCCGGTATCATGGACATAAGCCGCAGGTCCGCGGAAAGCCTGGTGCGCTCGTCGGTGCAGACGGCCGCCAACGTTGGCCGCGAGGCGATGTACGCCAAGAACGACGACTTGATCGTGTCGCTCCAGTGGCACGCGACGCTCGACACGCGCACGTCCATTTGGTGCATCACGCGCGACGGCCACCACTACAGCAACGACGACGAGCACAAACCGAAGGACGGCGGCCCGCCGTGGCTGGAAGGTCCGGGCAAACTTCACAGAAATTGCCGGAGTACGTCGATTCCAATCCTGAAAAGCTGGAAAGACCTCGGCATCGACATGGAAGAAATTCCGCACACCACGCGTGCCACCATGGACGGCCAGAAGCCTGCGAGCCTGACGTTCGAAAACTGGCTAAAGAAACAGAGCGCGGCGCGGCAAGACACGGTACTCGGCGTCGGCAAAGCGGACCTATGGCGTGCCGGAAAGATCGACTTTCGCGACTTGCTTGACCAAGGCGGAAGGCCGCTCACGACCGAGCAATTGCGCGCGAAATATGCGTGACGAAATCACCCTGCCGGCGGGATGCCGGTTCTAAAAAGCGAGATGCTTAAATGCCCTTGTTACAGACTGTTGACTCCCTCGATGCAATTCCCGAAGCCGCCCGCGGCGCCTATGTTAAGGACGAGGCGTCGGGTAAGTTCGTCCTCGACTTCGAAGTGCCGGATGTGGACGGCTTGAAGAAAGCACTGTCCGCCGAACGCGGTTTGAACAAAGCCGCCAAGGACAAGGTGGCCGCATGGGAACGTCTCGGCGTATCACCCGAGGAGATCGAAACCCGCTTGGAAGCCGAACGTGTCAAGGCGGAAGATGCGCTGAAAAAGGCCGGCAAGTTCGACGAAGTGCTCGCTACGCATCTCGGCAAAGCGAAGCAGGAACGCGACGAGGCAGTCAGCAAAGCCGCCAAGGAGCGCGATTCCGCGCTTAACGTGGCGCGAAACTCCGTCATGAAAAGCGATCTCGGCGCGGCACTGGTCAAAGCCAAGGCATCCGCCGAAGGCATGGCAGCGCTTCCGAAACTGATTGGCGATCGTATTCGTATCGAATTCGACGAAAATGGACTGGCTTCATCCACCATCCTGGAAGCCGACGGCAAGACTCCAATGGTCGGCTCGGGTCCGCAAGGACTCGCGACCTATGACGACCTCGTTAAGGAAGTCGCACAGAAGCAATACCCATCGCTATTCGAAGGCGCTGGTGGCGGATCCGGGACGGATTCGAAAGGCCAAAGGCGAGATGCCAGCGGCAAGACGTTGACCCGCACAGAATTCGATGCGCTCGGCCCAATTGAGCGCATGGAAAAGATGAAAGCGGGCTTCAAGGTCATCGACTGAGCAAGCTCGCGCGGCCATTCCGGCCCCGCACATCCTGAAAGGCATCACAAGTGGCGAATACCCTTACCTCTCTGACCCCGACCATTTACGAGGCGCTGGACATCGTGTCTCGTGAACTCGTCGGGTTCATCCCCGCCGTTGCGCGTAATTCCAGCGCGGAACGTGCAGCGCAAGGCCAGACGATCCTGATTCCGATTGTTCCGGCCAACACGCTGGCCAATAACACCCCGGCCGTCACGGCGCCGAACACGGGCGACCAGACCGTCACCAACGTGTCCATGACCATCAGCAAGAGCCAGCACGCTCCGATCCGGTGGAACGGCGAGGAACAGCGCGGCCTTATCAACGCGGGTTCTTACGGCGGCATCCTCAAGAATCAGTTCACGCAGGCATTCCGTTCACTCTGCAACGCGGTAGAAATCGACCTAGCCGTGGCTGCTTCTCAGGGTGCATCGCGCGCATTCGGCACGGCGTCTACCGCTCCGTTCGCTACTGCGTCGGACCTTTCGGACATGGCTGGCGTCATGAAGATTCTTGACGACAACGGTGCTCCGACCAGCGACCGGCATCTCGTCGTGGGTACGGCGGCTATGGCCAACCTTCGCGGCAAGCAGAGCGTCTTGTTCAAGGTGAACGAAGCCGGCACGGATCAGATGCTCCGTGAAGGCACCATCGGCCGGCTGGAAGGTGCGGC